GCACATCCTCAATGGCATCGTACCTAGACGCACGCCCCGGGGCCATCTCCAACTCAATGCCCATCGTGAAGTCCCCGTACTTGGAACTGTGGATGCTCCCATCGGCAGCGGCATGCCGCAAGACATCTGCGGAGTAGCTCATGGAGTGCCCGTTGTGTGCAGTCTCCTCCTCCTCCTCCCGATCTTCTTCGTATGTATACCAATTGTCATCGCTGTGCTGGTATGCACGAGACTCTAAGTAGTACGCCTCTGCATCCTCGCAGTACACCGCATCGTTGTTCCGGCAGCACTCGCACATCGTGATTATGCTCCTTAAGGTGCGGTGCACATCTCTCATGTCATCAAGCCGGGTGATGTGCCCACAATCTGCTAGGACCAACTGCCCGTCAACGAACTGGCTTATCTTGGGGAACACCCGTTCTATCAGGTCGTTCCCATCGTTCTCCACGATGAACTCGACTAGCGCATCCTCATCACCTTGGATGGCCGCTTTGACATGCACGTTGAGTTCACGACACATCTCCTTCATTGCCCTGAACCGGCTGACCCCTTGGGCGTGCAATTCGTAGCGGCCCCCGCGATAGTGCGCCATGGGGGAACGGCCGTATCCCCTGTCTGCCCAACGGCGGCAGAGCCCGTGCATGCGCCGTGATGCAACCGTTGAGAGCGGCCCCAGCTCCATGTTGTTGAGTAACTGCCCATACACATCCCCACTGCGTGCCTTCAGCAGGCCGATTTGCTCTGGTGTGAACGCAGGGGTGGAGAACGTGGGCTCTGGCAGGTAGTGCCGCCGTTCCCTGTAGCCCTCGTCCAGCGTACCCGTGACCTGCACCAGCGTGCTGGCGTCTGCGATCTGTGCCTTGAGCACGCTGCCACAATTACTTAAGTAGATTTTCATTTTGTTTCCTTGATATAACTAACACACCGGTAAACCGTACCGGCAACGGATTTTTACTCTACGTCTACGCAGTCCGGGGCGTCTTGGCGCTCCATGATTACTGTTTCCCACTCGCCCAGATGCACAGCCAAGGCCAGCGCTGTGCTCTCAACGATGGCTTCGAACGCAGCAGGGGGCACGAGCCCATCGTTGTTGTTCAGGGTGCACACCACCTGAACTGTCCCGTCCTCTTTGAATTTGCCAATTGATACTGTCTTCATTTCACTTCCCCTTTTAAAAACTAACTTCGGCGTACACAACTCGCCCTCTTTGCATGTGTTTGATAACCTGCGCTGCCGTGGATGGGCTAATGGCAGGAGGCACAGTTCCTTCAAAAGTCTGAAGGAACAGTTGCAGGTCTCGCTTGTACAGGCGCACAGTTGTGTCGTTGAACTCGTCCTGTGCCCCGCCTCGCTCGGCATAGAGTGCAGCAAGCAAGGCATGCAAGTCCCAGTTGTTGCGCTCGTAGGCCACTTGCTGCCATCGGGGGTTCTTGTCGTAGCGTGAGCCAAGCCGCACATCGGTGGCTCTCAAGGCCATTGCCCGAGGTACGCTCAATATCTGAATGTCTAGTCCCATGTCACTCTCCTAGGTTATGGGGGGTTTCCCCCGTTGTTAGCGGTCGTCCGCTTCCAGCAGGGGGAGAACGGTTCTCCCCCTGTTTGATATTGGTTGCCACAAGGCTCTGCCATGCGTAGGGCAGGGCTGTGTTGCGGGGCCACTCTTGCAAGACAGCCAGCGCTTGTTGTATGGCTGCAACAGTGGCGGCTGTCTCCTCAGTGGGCGCAACGGCATGCTTGCGCTGTGCTGCGCCCAAGAACCCCTGCGTCCGCAAGCCAAGGGCTACGTACAGCCTGCTGTACAACAGCGGGGGTATGGCACGCTGGAAAGGTAGCTTGCGTTTCGCACGCTGTTTATAGGGTATGGCGTCAAACAGGACACACACCCTCAGTTTGATGTGCTGCGGAACCCAATCAGACCAATGGGTTCCCGCATTGGGTATGTGTGCGCCTCGGCCAGACTCGTTGCGCTCCTTGCACAGTTGGCGTGGGGTCAGAATACGGGCTGTGGCGTGCATGTTCAGCCGATGGAGCAACTCCTCCAACACAATGAGATAACTGTGCATTGCCTCACCCCTTGCGCCATCACCTGCGTACTTCAGGCCTGACTTCACATTGTTGCGCTCATAACGCAAGGGGAACAGCAGATTGCCCCACAACTCCTTGTGCGTTCGCTTTGTTCCCGTATCGGAACGCTTGAACGCACGTTGTTGGGCAGCACGAGCTTGTATGGCTTGCACCATAACAAGCGGAACCTTGCGCTTGGCAAGGTGGTTTACTAACGCTTTTGGCGTTAGCGCTGCGTAAGATTCAACCATATCGGCTCCTTTTTAGGGGGAGAACCGTTCTCCCGCTGCTTTTTGGGTGGGGGGTGGCCCAGTAAATGTCTAACGATGTCCCAGACTACAGGTGCTAGGACAAGAGGTGGGCTACCATCAAACCCCTGTGGCACAAGGGTTCGCATGGCTCCTGTCCCAAGTATACACTCAAATATAAATAAACCAAAGACCTTGTAATCTTCTATTAAATCAAACGCAAAAGAAAGAACGAATGGATAAAAGGAGATTGCTGTATATATAAAGTAAATCTATTTAATTATATATATAGGACACCCCCCGCTGGAACCGCTTATAGAACAACAACTTAGGGGTAGCCCACTTCCTGTACAGCGCCCATTAGTCTTGGACATTGCAGGAAAAAGGTGGGCCACCCCCCTTGGGCGAGATTACTGCAAACCAGCACGCAAAAGTGCGGCCCTCATCACACCCATAGGGCGGCGTTCGGAGCGTTGGGCCATGCCTTCACGCTCTGCCCACCCGAGGAAAGCCTCGGTGCTACTGTGCGCGGTGGTTCTGCCGTCCATGCTCACGGCATGGATGACCCAGTAAGATGGGTCATTACGCAGGGGTTGCCTGCGGATGATGGTGTACTCGACACCCATGATGGTGGTTTTCATGATTAACTCCTCAGTGACACTCAGGGGGAGAACAGTTCTCCCTCTAACAGCGCACTACATAGCCCCCTGTCACAGGGCTATAGAGTGCTTAGTCCCAGACAAATGCCAGCGTCAGGGTGCAGCACCCGTACGCCAGCGCTGCCAGCCACAGCCACATCCCCTCGGGGATGAGCTGGCCCAAGGCAGCGGCCACGCAAGCCGTGCCAATAATTCCAAGAGCTACGTTCATTGATTCTCTCCTAACTACGCTGCGTGAGAGGGCACGCAACTAACCCAATCATGGGGGGAGTTCCCCCCGTTACTCTCCGACAAACCCAGCGTGTCGGAACACGTTGGTCTTGGTTACACTGCCATCGGCAGCGACTGTTTCCACCGACTCCCTCCGAGAGAAGGCGTACAGGGGTTTGATATTCTGTGCCAGCAGGGCTTCCTCCATTGGCCTCATCAGGTAAGGCGCACCGCCAATCATGGCGGCATCAAAATGCCCGACTTCCCCTACTTCCTGACTGTCGTTGGCTGCGGCTTGCGCCAGCAGGGCGGCTCGGCATTTCACCTGTCGACGTGTCGGCGTTTCGTCAAAGGTGAGCCATCGGCTCACTACACCCCGCTGTGCGGGTGTCAGGTCTACGACGCCCCCAGCGATTTGCTCTGGGGTTGCCGGGTGTTGAGTCAGGTTTACGATACGCATGATGCTTTTCCTATAGGCAGGGCAAGATTGCCCCCACAGCACACCCTTGCGGATGCGCTGTGAGAGAGTCCTAAAAGTAGGGGGAGAACAGTTCTCCCCCTGATTGGTAGCGGCTTAGATGGCCGCAATGAACGCCTTTTTCTGGGCCGCTGTCAGCGCCCTGTAGCCCTTGAGCAGCACTTCCACAGGGTCAACTTTAGCGGACTTGCGACCGCTGGCTTTCTTTGCTGCTGCCCCAGATGCCAAAGAGCATAGGTATTTCACCCTACTGTGCTCTGCTGAGTCTTTGGTGAACACCCATGTGTTCCGATACTCATGGGGCATCACCTCTGAGGTTTTGGCCACCCATACAGTGGCAAAGACTTTGACGTCTGTGCCAACCACACCAGCAGCAGCAAGGGCTGTTGCCCATGCCAGTCCGGTCTTTTCCATTTCACAAAACACCAAAGCCGCTGCGGTGTACGCCCCTGCATTGGTCTGAATGAACTGCGAGATTACTGTAGATTTGATTTTCATGATAAGTCCTATTGCATTGATGAACCAGAGGGAGAACCATTCTCCCCCTATCGGCAGGAAGTCCCAACCGATGCCTCTATTGTACCATGAGGGGTATTTGCAGTAATCTCAGTAGCGTGGAAATGCAGTAATCTCAGACCCCACTGTACCCCCAGCCCCCCTTTTGGGCCAAGCAACACCGCTCACACAACAACACTAATCCATACCCGCACTACACGTTTCCCCCAAATCAGCAACACCAAACCCACACCCACCCCCCATCAAAACAAAACACCACGCCCCATAAAAATTATAAAAATCCATTGCATACTATGTCTAATGTTAGACAAATACCCATAAAAAAACCCCCCAGTGCGGGGGGTAAAGATAGGATTGCCTATCAAGGAGAAGCAACGGAAACTACCGCCACTCAAAAAGGAGTGTACACTATTACGTACTGCCTATGTTTAACCACCTCATCAACGGGGAATACCACCCCGAAATAGAAAACATCCCCGCCGGGGGTGTGGTCACCCCTATTGCCAATCAGTCGGCTGCGGACATCATTGACGCCAAAGTTAAAACGGCAGATTGGTTAAAACAACTCGGCGCTATTCCAGACGAAGAGATTGAAACGGCTGCGGACTCGCAGGCGGTACGTGCAGCGTTTGCCACAATGGCTGCAGGAGCCCCACCTCAAAACACAAAGTTGGCGCTCACCAACATAAAGACTCCCCAAGCGGTGCGCCATCTGGTAGGGATGTTGACTGCATATGACTGGGCTTTCGTAGAGCAGGCCAAAGAGCTTCGCGGCTACGCCGTGTCACAGATACTTGAAGAAACCAAAAACCCCGACACCCGCTTCCGGCTCAAAGCGTTGGAGATGCTAGGCAAGGTAACTGAGGTGGCGCTATTTACGGAACGTGTGGAGATTAAGAAAACCGACATGTCAGACACCGAGTTGGAGCAACGCATTAAAGAAAAGCTGAACAAGTTTATGCATGTGATTGACGTAGTGGATGTCCCAGTTAATGAATCTACAGACACTGACCAGCTTAAGTAAAGTGGAACTGGAAGCGCTCCAACGCGCTTTGCCATCCATGTCATTGCAGGACAAGATTGAACTGTTTGATGACCTGAGTATTCGTGAGCAACGCGCCCGATTGACTGCCGCTAAACACAGCCCCTTGGGGTTTGCTCAAGGTGTGTACCCCGGATTTAAAATTGGCCCCCACCACCGCAAGCTGGCAAAGATATTTACAGATGTGATTGAGGGCAGTAAGAAAAGGGTGATCGTCAACATAGCTCCCCGGCACGGGAAATCGGAATTTGCCTCTTACTTGTTCCCTGCTTATTTTTTAGGCAAGTACCCAGAAAAGAAAATTATCATGGGGACGCACACGGCGTCCCTGTCCGAAGACTATGGCAGACGAGTACGCAACCTGATTGACTCAGAGGAATACCATGAAATCTTCCCCCGCACCCTTGTTGCCAGTGACCAAAAAGCCGCCGGTAAATGGTCAACTACAGCCGGGGGCCAATACTACGCAGCGGGTGTTGGCGGTGCACTTGCTGGGCGCGGCGCTGACCTATTCGTTATTGATGACCCGCATTCGGAGCAAGACATAAAGGTCAACAGCCGCTTGGCGTTTGATACCGCATGGTCGTGGTTTCAGACCGGGCCGCTACAACGACTAATGCCGGGGGGAGCCATTATTGTGGTAATGACCCGTTGGTCACTACTAGACTTAACCGGGCGGCTGCTGGACTACCAGACCAAGAACCCGGACTCCACGCCGTGGGAGATTGTGGAGCTACCCGCCATCCTACCTTCTGGCAAAGCCTTGTGGCCTGAACAGTGGCCCATAGAATTGCTGGAGACGACCAAAGCCAGCTTGGAGCCCCGGTACTGGAACGCACAGTACATGCAACAGCCCACCTCAGACATGTCGGCAGTGGTCTCCCGTAAGGATTGGCGGGTCTGGCCCCATGACGATGCGCCCAAATGTGAGTACATCATACAGTCGTGGGACACCGCCTTTGAGACCAAGACAACCGCTGACTACAGTGCGTGTACAACATGGGGGATTTGGTACAACGAAGAAGAAAACGGCTCCCCCCAACTCATACTGCTGGATGCGTTCAAAGACCGGATGGCCTTCCCGGAATTGAAAGCAGTAGCACTAAAACACTGGAAGGATTGGGAACCTGATAGTATTATTGTGGAAAAGAAAGCCGCCGGGTCTCCCCTGATTCAGGAACTTCGGGCAATGGGCATACCTGTGCAAGAGTTCACCCCCAGCCGGGGAAACGACAAAATGGTGCGGATGAACGCCGTAGCCGATCTGTTCACTTCGGGTAAAGTATGGGCCCCAGACACTCGGTGGGCTAGGGAAGTCATAGAAGAAATGGCAGCGTTTCCTGTGGGAGAGCATGACGACTACGTGGACACCACCACACAAGCGCTGCTGCGCTACCGCCAAGGGGGGTTTATCTCATTGGACTCCGACGAAAAAGAAGAGCCTAGAATATTTAGGCGCAGCAGACAAGCCGCATATTACTAAGGATACCAAATGGCAACCAACATTGATAAAGCGTTGTACCAAGCCCCAATGGGTTTGGATGACATGGGTGATGAGGCAATTGAAATTGAGATCGTTGACCCGGAGTCACTGAAGATTGGTATGGGGGGCATGGAAATTGAGATTGATCCAGATGCTATGGGTGAAGAAGATTTTTCTGCAAACCTTGCAGAGGAGATGGACGAAGGGGCAATGCAAACCCTTAGTTCTGACTTGACCTCAGAAATTGACAACGACAAGGCAGGACGCAAGGATTGGGAGAAAGCCTACACAGAGGGCTTGAAATTGCTGGGGCTACAGTATGAAGAGAGAACAGAGCCTTGGAACGGAGCATGTGGTGTATTTCATCCGATGATCACTGAGGCAGTGGTTAGGTTTCAAAGTGAGACCATCACCGAAACATTCCCGGCTGCTGGCCCGGTTAAGACCAAGATCATTGGCAAGGAAACGCCTAAAAAGAAAGAATCTGCGGTCAGAGTTCAAGAAGACATGAACTTTCAGTTGACCGAAAAAATGGTTGAATTTCGTGCAGAACATGAACGCATGTTGTGGAGCTTACCTGCCACAGGCTCTGCATTCAAGAAAATCTACTACGACCCCAGTCTAGGCCGTCAGACATCTATTTTTATCCCGGCAGAAGATATCTTGTTGCCCTATGGCGCATCAGACATTCAGTCTTGCTACCGGGTTACCCATGTGATGCACAAGACCAAGAATGAGATTCTAAAGCTACAGGCCGCTGGTTTTTACCGGGAATGTGACATTGGTGATCCGACAAAAGAAACCACCGACATTGAGAAAGCCAAGGACAAAGAGACCGGGTTCAGTGATTTAAACGATGACCGGTTTATTTTGTATGAAATTCATGCAGACCTTGATTTGAAGGGTTTTGAGGACACCGACAAGGACGGCGAAGAGACAGGGATCATGCTGCCCTATGTAGTTACCCTGATTAAGGGTACGGGCGATGTTTTGGCAATTCGCCGCAACTGGGAAGAAGATGACGACCTCCGACTTAAACGACAGCACTTTGTTCACTACCAATACATCCCGGGTTTTGGGGCTTACGGCTTCGGCCTTTTCCACCTCATCGGAGGGTTTGCGAAGTCGGCTACCAGCATTATGCGACAGCTTGTGGACGCAGGAACACTGTCCAACTTGCCGGGTGGTCTCAAGACCCGAGGACTCCGAATCAAGGGAGATGACACCCCCATTGCCCCCGGTGAATGGCGAGATGTAGATATTGGCTCTGGGGTTATGCGGGACAACATCCTGCCCCTGCCATACAAGGAACCTAGCCAAGTTCTCTATACCCTGCTAGGGAATATTGTCGAGGAAGGCCGTAGGTTTGCCGCCACCGCAGATTTAAAGATCAGCGACATGTCCGGGCAGTCGCCGGTAGGGACAACTCTGGCCTTGCTGGAGCGCCAACTCAAGGTGATGACCGCAGTGCAGGCTAGAGTTCATGCTGCGTTTAAACAAGAACTGAAGCTGCTGGCTCGGATCATTGCAGATTACACCGACCCTGACTATTCATATGAGCCAGAGGTGGGTGAAAGGAAAGCCAAGAAGGAAGATTACGACGATGTAGATGTCATTCCGGTCAGTGATCCCAATGCAGCCACCATGAGCCAGCGGGTTGTCCAGTACCAAGCTGTGATTCAGATGGCTCAAATGGCCCCGGATATTTATGACCTGCCTCAGTTGCACCGCAACATGCTGGAGGTCTTGGGAATCAAGAATGCAGATAAATTGGTTCCCCTGCCTGATGACCAGAAACCAACAGACCCGGTGACTGAGAACATGATGATTATCAAAGGAGAACCGGTCAAAGCGTTTTCATATCAGGATCAAAAGGCGCATATTGCAGTGCATCAGGCCATGATGCAAGACCCCTCTGTGACCCAAGCAATTGGTCAGAACCCCAAGGCTCCTCTTATTCAAGGAGCCATGATGGCCCACATTGCAGAGCATGTAGGGTTCCAGTATCGACAGCAGATTGAACAGCAGCTAGGGATGCCCATGCCGCCGCAAGATGAGAAGTTGCCCCCTGAAGTGGAGACAACGCTGTCTGGGATGCTGGCTCAAGCTGCTCAACAGGTCTTGCAGCAGAATCAAGCACAGGCAGCGCAACAGCAGGCACAACAGAATCAACAAGACCCGTTAATTCAAATGCAGCAAATGGAATTGCAGATTAAACAGCAGGAGTTGCAAATCAAACAACAGGATTTGCAGATGCGGAACCAACAGGCTATGCAGCAATCCCAACAGCAAGCGCAAGATTCGCAGATGAAAAACCAGATTGCCATGCAGCAGCTACAAGCTAAAAACCAGCAGATGGCTCAACAGGCCGCTATGCAAGAGAAGAAGCTTTTGGTGGATGCCACAACACAAGCCGACAAAATCAAGCTGGAACAACAGAAAGCTCAGTTGCAGAGCCAGCTTGCCGGATTGAAAGTGGGGGCGCAGATACAAGACAGCAAAGCAAAACTTGCAGCACAGCAGCAAGAAGCTGGGGTTAGGATGGGTATTGATGTTGCCAAGAGCAGGGCACAGGCTATGCAACAACCGAAAGAACCAAAATGATTCAAGATTTTGTGCGGGTACTGCGCGAAAAGATTCGTACCGACATGAACAACTACGCCGATGACTTAGCGGGGGGCGCTTGTCGCAATTTTGAAGAGTACCAAAAACTCTGCGGGACTATTCAAGGTCTTGCTCTTGCAGAGCGTTATTTAATTGACCTTGCTGAGAAAGCAGAAAGAGCCGATGAATAATCTGATTCTTCCACCCGGCATTAGTTTGCCAAAAACCATTCAACCTAGGGAAAACCCTAATGAAGATGCGTCCCAAGAAGAGAAAGCCACACAGTTGCCTGACCCCACAGGTTGGAAATTGTTGTGTGTTGTGCCTGATGTAGAGAAAACCTTTGAGAATTCCAGCATTGTCAAAGCTGATCCCTACATGCGGCAAGAGGAACACGCCACCACCGTGCTCTTTGTTGTAAAAATAGGCCCGGATGCGTACAAAGATCAGGCCAAGTTCCCCGGTGGTGCATGGTGTAAGGCTGGAGATTTTGTTTTGGTGCGTACATACTCTGGTACACGCTTCAAAATCTACGGCAAAGAGTTCCGTCTGCTTAATGATGACCAAGTAGATGCTGTTGTTCAAGATCCGCGCGGTCTATCGCGTGCATAAGGAGTAAAAAATGGCTGAAAAATTTGAATTTCCTGATGAAATTGCAGCGAAAGCTGATGAAAAAGAGATTGAGGTTGAAATTGAGGTTGTAGATGACACTCCAGCCCAAGACAGAGGCCGACAAGCCCTTGACCGCCCCGTTGAAGACCCCACAGATGAGGAAATTAACTCCTATTCGGACAAAGTAAAGGGTAGGATCAAGGAATTGACCCATGCCCGACACGACGAACGCCGTGCCAAAGAGTCTACGATCCGAGAAAAGCAAGAACTTGAGAATCTTGCCCAACAGTTGCTAGATGAGAACCGGCAGCTAAAGAATTACGCCAATAATGGTGCTCAACAGTACGCAGAAACCGTAAAACAGGCGGTTGGCAGTGAACTTGAGACTGCAAGGCGTAACTACAAGGCAGCACAGGAGGCTTTTGATACTGATGCTATCATTGCGGCACAGGAGGCGTTGACCGATGCAAAGCTGAAAATGATTTCAGCCCAAAATTTTAGGCCAACCCCTTTACAAACGGCTTCAGATAGTGTACAAATACGGAAATCAGAACCTGTAGCGGTAGAACCTGATGATAAAACCTTGCGCTGGCAAGCAAAAAACCAGTGGTTTGGCGCTCCGGGGAACGAAGAATTAACCAGCTTTTCACTAGGGCTGCATCAAAAATTAGTGAATTCGGGGGTAGATCCCCGCTCGGATGAGTATTTTGAACGTATTGATGCCCGGATGCGGAGCACCTTCCCAGAATCATTTGGGGGGCGTGAAGCAAAAAGCACTCGACCTTCATCTGTTGTAGCCTCGGCGACTCGTTCGTCAGGGCCAAAGAAAGTTCAACTTACACTAACGCAGATGGCGTTGGCGAAAAAGTTTGGACTAACCCCTCAACAATATGCTGTTCAAGTAGCTAAACTGGAGAATCAAAATGGCTGATACTCGTACCCCCCGCGACCTAGTGTCACGCGATAAAAATGCACGGACGGTCTATGTACCGCCCTCTTCACTGCCAGACCCGACTCCTGAACCGGGGTACTCGTTCCGTTGGATTGCAACGCATGTAAACGGAACAGCACACCACACCAATGTATCTCGCCAAATGCGAGATGGTTGGGAGCCAGTAAAAGCAGTAGACCATCCTGAACTGATGATTGTTGGTAGTGCCAACGGCAATGTGGAAATCGGTGGACTGATGCTATGCAAACAGCCATCCGACCGCACAGAGGCCCGAAAGCAGTACTATGACAAACACGCATCTGAGCAGATGGAGTCAGTGGATAATAGTTTTATGCGGAACAACGACCCTCGTATGCCTCTGTTTGCAGACCGAAAATCTACAAGCACTCGTGGACAAGGATTTGGTTCTGGTTCTAAATAACAGGAGTTTTAAATGGCTTATCCTACAGTCTCGGCCCCTTACGGTCTAAAGCCTGTAAACCTAATCGGTGGACAGGTATTTGCGGGTGCAACCCGCTTGATGGAAATTGCAAGTGGTTATGCCACAAACATTTTCTTTGGTGACTTGGTAAAACGCATTTCTGACGGCACAATCCAAAAAGACACGGGCACAACCACTGCCACGCCTTGCGGTGTGTTTATGGGTGTGAGTTTTACCAACAGTTCAACTGGGCAAATCCAGCAGCAACAGTTCTATCCAGCTAGTCAGGCAATTGCTTCGGGGACTAAAATCTTCGCTGTGGTCGCTGATGATCCCGATACGCTGTTCCAAGTGGCGGTCGTGTCTGGCACAACTGTTATCTCTGGTGTGGGTATTACCTCCATCGGAAATAACGCCACGTTGGTACAGAACGCAGGTTCAACTACGACTGGTAACTCAGCCGTGGCTCTTTTGGACTCTACTGCAACAACCAACACGTTGCCTATTCGTATTATTGATGTGGTGCGGGACACCGCTACGGCTGCTGACAATTTTCCCGAGGTAATCGTGAAAATCAATGCGACTATGCATCAGTACAACAACTCAACCGGCGTATAAGGAGCATAAATCATGGCTATTTCACGCGCACAACTACTGAAGGAACTCCTTCCCGGTCTGAACGCTTTGTTTGGTTTGGAATACACAACCTACCAACAGGAACATAAAGAGATTTATGAGACTGAAAAATCAGAGCGTTCTTTTGAAGAAGAGACCAAGCTGTCGGGATTCTCCGCTGCACCAGTCAAAAACGAGGGTTCTGCCATTGCTTATGACAATGCACAGGAAGCGTTTACAGCTCGGTACAACCACGAGACTATCGCTCTTGGCTTCTCCATCACTGAAGAGGCTGTTGAGGACAACCTGTATGACTCGCTGTCTGCCCGTTACACCAAGGCTCTGGCCCGTGCAATGGCGTACACCAAGCAGGTCAAAGCTGCATCTACCCTAAACAACGCTTTTAGTAGCGCATATGTGGGTGGTGACGGAGTTGCTTTAATTTCTACTTCGCACCCTCTGGTGTCTGGTGGAACCAACAGCAATCGCCCTGCTACAGCCGCTGATTTGAATGAGACTTCGTTGGAAAACGCAGTTATTCAAATCGCTGCTTGGACTGATGAGCGCGGTCTTCTGATCGCAGCACAGCCCAAAAAATTGGTCATCCCGCCAGCATTGCAGTTCACTGCAACCCGCTTGCTGGAAACCAATCTACGTGTTGGCACTGCTGACAACGATATCAACGCCTTGAAGAACAACGGCTCTATCCCACAAGGGTATTGCATTAACCACTTCTTGACTGATACCAATGCATGGTTCCTGATGACCGATGTGCCTAACGGCCTGAAGCATTTTGAACGTGCAGCGTTGGCAAACTCAATGGATGGTGATTTTGACACCGGAAATGTGCGTTACAAGAGCCGTGAGCGTTACAGCTTTGGCTGGAGCGACCCACTTGGCATCTTTGGAAGCCCCGGAACGTCTTGATGTAGATAAGAAAGGGGGCTTGCGCTCCCTTTCTTTTTAGTGTATATTGCAGGCAATCCGGGCTTTCCGGTGCATTAGACAGCCCCGGCTGACGACATACAGACTAATGCGCCTAACTTGTATGTAAGGAAAAATCATGGCACGTACCACGTTTAATGGCCCCGTCACATCCCAAAATGGCTTCATTGATGGGCATCAAGTTACCGCCTCCAATGCAATTAATTCCACAGCAACGGCTACCGCAGCACAGGTAGCAACTGGCTACATCACCTCAACCTCCGCAGCCGCAACTGCCATTACCCTACCCACTGGTACGCTGCTTGGTGCAGCACTGGGTGCAACGCAAGGCACTACCCTTGACCTGTACATTGACAACACAGCAGGCGCATCTACTGTGACTATCGTTGTAGCAGTTAACGGCATCCTGTCCACTGCTGCCGCTGACACCCCCGGCTCGTTTGGTGACCTGACAGTGGCCTCCGGTGTCACAGGCTTGGCTCGGTTCACGCTGATGTTCTCTAGCGCAACAGCCTACGTGTTTACACGCACAGCTTAATTAGGAGCATCTCATGGCGATGCAAACTGATGTACTAGCGAGTGTCCCCTTAACCGCTGACGGGCAGTTTACCAATCAAACACCGACTGCTCTTGGTAGAACAAGAATTAAGGCTGTTTACATTGTTCCAGCGGCAACGGCAGGAAGTGTGGTGTTTAAAGATGGCGGTGCATCTGGCACAACCGTTCTAACGCTAAACACCGTGGCTTCTGCTACGCAGCCCACCTACCTGCTACTTCCCGGTGAAGGTGTGTTGTGTGCCACCAATGTCTACGGAGATGTGACGAACATCGGTTCAGTCACAATTTTCTATGGCTAAGAAGAAAGGCCCGGTTCTCTCTGTGGGTCGGGGCGAAAAGCTACCGATCTCTCAGGGTGCGGGTCTGACTGCCAAGGGCAGGGCCAAGTACAACGCAGCAACTGGCAGCAACCTCAAGGCTCCCCAGCCCCAAGGTGGCCCCCGCAAAGATTCATTCTGTGCGCGGATGAGCGGTATGCCGGGGCCAATGAAAGACGAAAAAGGCAAACCAACCCGCAAAGCAGCGGCTCTTGCAAGATGGAAATGCTAGGAGAATATTGTGGCAACAAAAGCATCATACGAAACTGAAAGAGATGGGGTTTATACATCTCCTAAACTTAATTCCGAAGCCGCCAATGCTGAGAGGGACGGGGGGCCATCGTACTTAACTCCCAAATTTAATTCCGCAGGAGCCGATGCTGAAAGAGATGGGAAACGTATCGTACCAAAAGCAATAACTGACAAAGTTAAAAGCTTTGGCTTCACCCCCGGAACGTCTGCGTTTGAAGAAGCTGAACGACAGTTTTTTAACTCCATGCCTTCTGGAAAATTGATACCAGCTAAGAAATACGCCAAAGGTGGCTACGTCAAGTCAGCAGACGGCATAGCCCAGCGTGGCAAGACCAAAGGTCGGATGTGCTAAATGCCAAGCTCCAGCAAGAAACAGCACAACTTTATGGAAGCAATAGCTCACAATCCGGGCTTTGCCAAGAAGGTAGGTATCCCACAGTCCGTGGGCAAGGATTTTTCTAACGCCGACAAAGGCAAATCTTTCTCAAAAGGTGGTGATATGGCTACGAAAATGAACCCCGGTTTCATGGCAATGATGGCTAATAAAAAAGAAGGTATGCACAAGATGCCTGATGGCAAGATGATGAAGAACTCTGCCATGAACATGGGCGGCATGACCAAAAAAATGGCTGGCGGCGGGATGCCCATGAAAGATGGCAAACCTTCCTTTATTGGTGATGGCAAAGGCATGATGAACAAGGGCGGCATGACCAAGATGGCAACTGGCGGTTTTGTCCGTGCTGCTGATGGTGTTGCCTCCAAAGGTAAAACCAAAGCCACACAGATCAAAATGAACAAGGGCGGCATGCCCTGCTAGGAGAATGACATGGCTCAAGATATTGAAGAAAACGAAAACTCAAACATTGATGCGGAGACCCGCACTAGAGCGCTGGCTTCTGTTGCTAGTCTAAAACCGGATGAAAAACCGGGTGTAAAACCGGTAGCTGCGCCCGGCATGGATGGAAGACCCGTAGCTGCGGGAACGCTAACTAAAAAAACACCGATAGTCACCAAAGAAGAATTGGAAAAATCTGGTTTATCTTTGCGGGACTACATGAACAAGCAGCAGGGGCTGACTCGTAGAAACGCTCCCTCACCTAGTCGCGAAACATATGTTGGTTCTGATGCGGAAAAGGCTGCATCAGAAAAAGCTTTTTTAGATTTCACAAGAGATAATGCAATAAAAAAAGCAGAATCACAAAGTAAAACGGAATCAGAAATAAGTAACTTTATAAAAAAACAAAACTATTTAGATAAAAGTAAAAATTTGAAAAGAACAGCAGAAAAATTACGTTCAGAAACTCCGGGTGTTGTTGCAACATTTTCCAAAGGCGGCGCAGTCTCAGCATCCAGCCGAGGTGATGGCATAGCCCAACGGGGTAAGACCCGTGGACGGATGTGCTGATATGGCAACTTCCGCAGGGGTCAAGCGAGTAGTTCAGTCTTTAAAAAAGGCTGGATTTTATGATGCAAGTAAATCCAAGCGGCTTGGCATCATTGACAAACTTACAACCAAACCCCAGCGGGTAGAAATGGTTGATAAGCTTTTTCTAGCCAAGAAACCCAAAGGCGGTGCTAAATGAGAGCAAGCAGAGGTATGGGGGCCATCGACCCCAGCAAAATGCCTACCGGCAAGCGCAAGAAGCGCCGTGATGACACTGACTTTACGCAGTACAAAGAGGGCGGGGAAGTTAAATCCAAAGTGAACGAAGCTGGTAACTACACCAAACCTGATCTGCGTAAACGGATTTTTAACAGCATAAAAGCCGCCGCTGTGCAGGGTACAGGCGCTGGGGAATGGTCAGCCAGAAAAGCCCAGTTGATGGCTAAACGATATAAAGATGCTGGAGGTGGTTACCGTGATTAAACATATGGAAGATTGCGCCATACATGAAGATGGCCCTTGCACCTGTGGCGCTGAAGAAGCCTATGATGAAATACTTAGGGATGAATTTATAGCTGAGTTGACCGCTGAAGATTTTGAATGAAAGCTCCGCAGCAGTCCCTAAAAAACTGGGGTGACCAGAAATGGAGAACCAAGTCTGGCAAACCGTCGAGTAAGACGGGAGAACGGTACTTGCCTGAAGCTGCGATTAAAAGTTTAAGCAGTGCTGAGTACGCAGCAACAACCAGAGCTAAAAGAGCAGGTAAAGCCAGTGGAAAACAGTTTGTAGCACAGCCTAAAAGCATAGCAAAGAAAACAGCGGGGTTTAGATAATGCCAACACAAATGAACATGGGAAATTCAAGGTCGCAGTTTAATCCACAGCAAGGCTTTGGTCAACAGCAGCAGTCACAACAAAACTTTGGTTTTGGACAACAGGGCGGCATGGGCGGCTTTGGTCAACAAGGTGGGTTTGGCCAACAAGGTGGGTTTGGTGGTTTTGGACAACAACAACAAAGTTTTGGTCAACAAGGTGGGTTTGGTCAGCAACAAGGTTTTGGTGGCTATGGTCAACAAAACTTTAATCCACAAGGTGGCTACGGACAACAAGGTTTTGGTGGCTACGGTCAACAGCAAGGTTATGGTCAACAGCAAGGTTATGGTCAACAGCAAGGTTATGGTCAACAGCAAGGTTATGGTCAACAGCAAGGCTATGGACAGCAAGGATTTGGTGGCTATGGTCAACAACAAGGCTATGGTCAACAAGGTGGTATGGGTGGCTACGGACAGCAACAGGGTTATGGTCAACAGCAAGGATTTGGTGGCTACGGACAGCAACAGGGTTACGGTGGCATGGGCGGCTACGGACAGCAACAGGGTTACGGTGGCATGGGCGGCTACGGACAGCAAGGTTACGGACAGCAACAAGGTTATGGTCAACAGCAGGGCTATGGACAGCAGGGCTATGGACAGCAACAAGGTTATGGTCAACAGCAGGGCTACGGACAGCAACAAGGCTATGGTCAACAGGGTTACGGGCAACAGCAACAGGGTTATGGGCAACAGCAACAGGGTTATGGGCAACAGCAACAGTACAGCCCGTATCAAATGCAGAATCCGTATGGCCCTCAACAATTTGGACAGCAACAACAGCAACAACAGCAATACATGCAGCAGCAAAGGCAAGGGGATGAATTAACATTAAAAGCGCCCCCCGGCACTATTTATGAAAAGCCTCCTACTCAGGGAGAGCAAGGCAGAAATACAATTGCCAATTTAGGAGCAACCGGAGGAAACCCAGAAACAGGGACATATGGAGTAAGACCGGAAAAGCAAGCAATGGGAACATATGGAACTGATCAAGTTATGATTAACACAATGGATATGCCTCAATCTGTTTCAATGGGTATGCCAAAAAATCAGCAATCCAATATGCAAAGTATGTTGTCAGCAATGAATGCCCAACAAGCTCAACAAGCTAAACAACAAAGCCAACAACCACAACAAGTTCTACAACAAACTCCACAACAAGCGCAACTAGGTTCTGAGAATAGTCGTAGTAATGAGTACGGTGGTAGGGACTCGGGATAAAAATTATGACTACATCAGGCGTAGCTACATTTGACATGGACTTGAGTGAAGTCATAGAAGACGCATTTGAACGTGCGGGGTCTGAGCTTCGTTCCGGCTATGACATGCGTACCGCACGGCGATCCCTGAACATCATGTTTGCGGATTGGGCCAACCGGGGCATCAACATGTGGACAATTGAGCAGGGATCATTCACCCTAACTCAAGGTTTAAACACCTACGCACTCCCCACAGACACTGTAGACTTGCTTGAGCATGTCATCCGCACCGATGCCAACTCAACATCCAACCAAGCAGACCTGACCATCACCCGCATCAGCGTCAGTACCTACGCTACCCTACCTAACAAGCTAACCCAAGCCAGACCCATCCAAGTGATGGTGCAGCGCAACTCAGGCCAAACATCAGCCACAACGCTGACCTTGAATGGAGCCGTAACGGCTACCGCCACCACCATCACCCTGAGTTCAGTCATAGGACTCGCTGCTGCCGGGTACATTAAGGTGGACAACGAGATCATCTACTACGGTTACATCGTGGGCAATGTCCTGACAGCCTGCTCCAGAGGACAAGCCAATACCACCGCAGCAACGCATATAACTGCCACAGTGGTCTATGTGTCAAATCCTCCAGCAGTGACTGTCTGGCCCACGCCTGATGGCTCCCAAACATACACCTTCGTTTATTGGCGGCTGCGTAGGAATCAAAACGCCGGGGATGGCTCAGACACAATGGATGTGCCGTTTCGGTTTATACCTTGCGTAGCCGCAGGGTTAGCCTACTACTTGGCGCTCAAGTTGCCCAATGGCATGGAGCGTTTACAGGTGTTAAAGGCTCAATATGACGAGGCTTGGCAGTTGGCGCAGGATGAAGACCGAGAAAAGGCCGCAGTTCGGTTTGTGCCACGCCAGATGTTTATGAGTTAATCATGGGTAATCGGTTTGCGTCAGGTAAGAATGCGATAGCGGAATGTGACCGTTGTGGGTTTCGTTACAAGCTGAAGGAACTAAAAAAGGAAGTTGTCAAGACCAAAACCTACAACTTGCTGGTGTGCCCAACCTGCTGGACACCGGATCAGCCTCAGTTGCAGCTTGGGATGTACCCGGTAGATGACCCACAGGCCGTACGGGAGCCACGCAGGGACTTGAGTTATTACGCTTCTGGCCTGTTGGTAGACGGATATCCGGGCGAAGGAAGCAGAATATTTCAGTGGAATTGGAACCCGGTAGGCGGGTCTAGGTCAAACGATGACGGGCTAACACCCAACTATTTGGTGGCAGAATTGGAACTTGGTTCAGTTACAGTGTGACATGCAATTATTACTTAGGAGCTTATATGGATAAGGCAGATTTGAAGCAGGACAAGAAAATGATGGCAGGAGCCGTGCATAAGCATGAGAAAGCCCTACATCCCGGTAAACCCATGACCAAGTTTGCCAAAGGCGGCAAGACAGACATGGACATGATGAAGTACGGTCGTGGCATGGCTAAAGTGATGAACCAGAAATCTGGTCGTGGAGGTTAAGATGATTAACAACAAACAAGCAGCGGCTTACGCAAAGCCCCACACCATGTCTGGCAAGGCCGTCACGGTCGAGGCTAACCCCGGCAAGGGCAAAGACATGAGCATGTTAAACAACGCCAGTGCTTCGATTGGACGCATCACCAGCGGAGAACAACCCGGTGTAAAGACATCAGGTCTTGTAACTCGTGGTAACGGCGCGGCTACTAAAGGCATCACTGCAAGAGGCCCGATGGCATGAACTACGCTGCGTTGGTTTCTGCGGTTTCCTCCTACACGGAGAACACTTTTCCTACTGTGGACATGAATTTGTTTATCACACAGGCAGAGAAACGTATATACAACACCGTACAGATTCCAGCACTGCGTAAGAATGTAACTGGCATCACCACCGCAAGTAACAAGTATTTGGCCTGTCCTGATGATTTCCTGTCTTCTTACTCTCTGGCAGCAATAGACCCAACCACAGGTGCGTACACATTTTTGCTGAACAAGGATGTAAACTTCATCCGGGAGGCGTACCCCAAGCCAACAACCACCGGGTCACCCAAGTTTTATGCTTTGTTCGGCCCAGCGGTGGCATCTAGTGTCATCACAACAGAACTCACGTTTCTTCTTGGCCCCACTCCAGACGCTGCCTATAGCATGGAGCTTCATTACTACTACTACCCAGAATCTATTGTTACCGCTTCAACCACATGGCTTGGTGACAACTACGATCCCGCCCTTCTGTATGGGACACTGGTTGAAGCCTACACCTACATGAAGGGTGAAGCTGACATGATTGGCCTGTATGATGGCAAGTACAAAGAGGCAATGGGCCAACTCAAACGTCTGGGCGATGGGCTTGAAAGACAGGACGCATACCGCAGCGGTCAGGCTAGGGTTCCAGTAACATGAGCATATCTCAAACCCTGACCACATCCTTTAAGCAGCAACTGCTTCAGGGAGTACATGATTTCTCCACAGACACCTTCTATATGGCGCTGTACACAGCCAACGCTGATATAGGGGCAGCTACCACCGTTTACACAGCAACGGGGGAGATTTCAGGTACTGGCTACACCGCTGCAGGTCAGGTAATGACAGGCATATCGGTCAGTGTTACAGACACTACGGCTTTTGTAAACTTTAGCAATGTGGTCTGGACTACAGGTGCGTTTACAGCCCGAGGTGCGCTGATTTACAATTCATCTAAGAGCAACAAATCGGTGGCAGTATTGGACTTTGGCGCTGACAAGACCACTACCTCATCGTTCACAGTTGTTATGCCAGCCAACTCATCTACTTCTGCGCTTATAAGACTACCATGATCATAACTACCAAAGGCGAAATGGACGAAGCCCTGCTAGACAAGCGGGAAGGAACCATAGACAACGATAACGAAACCACCACATGGGTGGAGTATTGGTTGGGTGGCGAACTCGTACACCGTTCAGCGCATGTAGCTCTTAAAAGACACATGCTGGCTGGTTTAGAAGCAGCATCACTAGGATAAATTATGGCTAACACACAATCTCTCTGCACCTCATTCATGGGCGAGCTAATGAATGGCGGTCATCAATTTGGCACTATCACGCTCACCAGCAGAACTAGCTTAACCTCACCCACAAAAGACACGTTTAAAGCGGCTTTGTATCTGGTTGGGGCCACAATTAACGCATCAACCACTGCATACAGTGCAAGCAATGAAGTCTCTTCAGCCAACTACACTGCTGGTGGGGTAGCGGTAACCAATGCCACTGTTCCTGTAGCTACAAACAGTTCTACCACTGCGGGTGTGGCCTACTGGACTCCCTCGGCAAGTGTTGTTTACGGAGCAAGTGCAACACCTGTGACCTTTGCTGCATTTGATGCGGTGCTGCTTTACAACTCCACGCAAGGTAATACAGCAGTTAGCGTTCACACATTCAGTTCCCAGACCATAACATCTGGCGTGTTTACACTGACTATGCCGACCAACTCCACAACAACTGGGCTTCTGCGGTTGTCAACAACCTGATGTTATGTCTCTTGGATGGGGCGACGATACATGGGGTAGCAGTGTCTGGGGTGGCGGTACAGTTGTCATCACGGGCGTTGCAGCAACGGGAGCCGTTGGGTCAGTTAAGGCAAATTTATCGGTAGCGCTGTCTGGTGTAGCGGCATCCGGGGCGGTAGGGACGTTAGTACCGTCTTACATTATTGTAGAGACAGGGACGTTTGCCAGCGGGTTTGTTGGAACAGTGGTTCCCAACCTTGCAGTGGCTCTGACAGGTGTAAATGCAGCGGGTGCGGTTGGAACACTGGGTGTTTTGCACTCCCCAGCCCTAACAGGGGTATCGGCTACAGGGGCAGTAGGGACAGTAGCACCAAGCCACTCACTTGCTCTAACAGGCGTAGCGGCAACAGGCGCAGTAGAAAGTTTTGGAATTGCTTTTTGGAGTGTTATTGACGATTCACAGACACCTGCTTGGGGAGTGATAAATGTCCCACAGACCCCCGCATGGGGCGTGATAAACGTACCGCAAACACCGAATTGGCAAAATATTGCAACGTAGGAGAATTTAATGGCAACAGCAGCAACATCCCTTCTTGGTTTGGCACTCCCGGTCACCGGAGAGCTATCTGGCACATGGGGCGATACAGTCAATGTGTCCATAACCGCCTTGCTGGATACAGCCGTTGCCGGGACAACCACCCTCTCGTCAGACGCTGACGTTACCCTTACCACCACAACCCTAGCGGCAAACCAAGCTCGACAGGCAATTATTCTGTGGACAGCAGGCGGTACAGCCACCCGAACCATCACCGTCCCGGCACAAAGCAAATCCTACATTGTCATCAACAAGACCAGCAGTTCCCAGAGCATCAAGATTGTCGGGTCTGGCCCCACCACAGGTGTCACCATCGTTGCTGGCACAGCAGCCTTTGTAGTCTGGAACGGTGTTGATTTTGTAACAGCGTCAGTGACCTCCACCACGGGTATTCTCCCCGTAGCCAACGGCGGCACAGGCCTCACATCAGGCACATCCGGCGGTGTCCTAGCCTACACAGCATCAGGCACATTGGCATCGTCAAGCGCACTGGCGGCAAGCGCCTTGGTCATAGGCGGCGGGGCTGGTGCGGCTCCTAGCACTACAACCACAGGCACGGGTGTCGTCACAGCACTTGGCGTCAATGTAGGCACTGCCGGGGCGTTTGTTGTCAATGGCGGGGCGTTGGGTACACCTTCTAGCGGCACAGCAACAAACCTAACGGGCTTGCCTCTTACCACGGGCGTGACAGGCACACTTCCTACTGCCAATGGCGGCACTAACTTAGGCGGTGCTACGCCATTCACCTCAAGCGGTGTGGTTTACGCCTCAAGTTCTAGTGCATTGGCTACTGGTTCTGCGCTGACGTTTGATGGGACTAATTTGGGTGCTGGTGGCGCAACTACTCCTAGCGCACCAGTTGATATTCAAGCAAATTCTGGTGCAACAGCAATTCGCATTAGAGGTCGGGCATCTGCAAACGCAGGGGCACTTCGATTTTTTGCTAACGACAACACTACACAACGGGCAAGATTTGAATCAAATGATACAAGTTTTGAAATCAATTCCGTTGCAAATTTACCAATAACATTTCTTACCAATGACACAGAAGGTCTGCGTCTTACTCCCACATCGCTATACACCGCAAGCGGCATCAATGTGGGTATTGGGACGAGCACCATTCCATCTGGTAGAAGGTTAATAGTTGAATCTTCTGGAGATACAGTTGCACGAATGAACTCTGGTGGTGCATCAAATGGCTTGTCGTTTGAGTTTGCTAACAATGGAACCTTGCGTGGCGGTATTGGTAATGGTTCTGGAAACATCACATCTGGCTCTGCGGCAGACATGGCGATTCAGGCTAACGCTAATCTTGTTTTTGCTTCTGGTGGCTATGCACAAACAATGACCCTCGACTCCAGCGGTAACTTGGGTATTGGGACAACTTCGCCTGCTTATAAGTTGCAAGTTGCAGGTACAGTTGGTATTTCTGGAATCATTACTTCTACAGTTACAAATGGTCAAGTATTAGCGGCAGGTTCTGGAAATACAGCGGGAATTTATAGCAACTTTGCAAATACTGGCGGTACGCTTCAATACGGCATTGACAACAGCACAGGCTCATACATCTACAGCGGTAGTTCTAATTACGCAGGTTTCATTGGAACAACTGGCGCAACATCTTTGGTGCTTGCAACAAACAGCGTAGTCAGAGCCACCCTTGACAGCGCAGGCAATCTAGGGCTTGGTGTTACTCCTAGTGCTTGGGCTACATATAAACCACTTCAAATTGGTTCTGTTTCTTTTTCTGGAACTGGAACAGACCTTGAAATTTCATCTAATGCTTATTACAACTCTGGATGGAAATATATAGCCACAGCAGGAGGTGCAACACGATATTCTCAACAAGAATCCGCTTACGGCACTCACGCTTGGTATATAGCCCCATCAGGCACAGCAGGAGACCCCATCACCTTCACCCAAGCAATGACGCTAGATGCTAGTGGGAATTTGGGTGTTGGGACGAGTTCACCCGCTGGTTTGCTAGAAGTTCGTAAAGACCAAAACAGTGCAACATACACATACATAACTAACCAAAGCACTGGGACATCTGGTCAAGCAATTTTACGAATGGCAAATTCCGCAACTGGAATGAACCTTGGATATACATCTTCAGGATATTCCACTGTTGTAAATTACGATGTTGCAAGCGGTGGGTATTTAGCATCTGCTGGCTCTGGTGGTTTATCTTTGGCCGCAACAGATTCAACGGCTGTCATTAGATTTTATTCTGGTGGCACAACAGAACGTGCCCGTATCGACTCCAGCGGTAACTTGCTGGTGGGGACTACAAGCACGTCTGCTAGTAGCGCAGACTATTTCCTTTATAACAAAGGAGGCGCTTTTGGAACATTTGCACACGCTAATGGAACTCCAACTGGAACTGGATATGTCACATTCCTGTATAACGCTACACAAATTGGCTCCATCACCCAATCTGGTACAACCGCAGTCTTGTACAACACCTCATCCGACTATCGCCTGAAAAATACCATTGCGCCAATGACAGGCGCTTTGGCTAAAGTAGCATTGCTCAAGCCTTGCACTTACAAGTGGAACTCTGACGGGTCTAATGGTCAGGGTTTTATTGCTCACGAACTTGCTGAAGTCGTGCCAGAGTGCGTAAGTGGTGAAAAAGATGCTGTGGACGAAAATGGAAACATCAAGCCACAGGGCATTGACACATCATTCTTGGTGGCTACATTAACTGCGGCTATTCAAGAACTCAAAGCAGAATTCGATGCCTACAAAGCATCTCACCCATAAACTGAAAGGTAAATTATGACTACTATCACTTGGACAATCACCCAAACAAACTACGAAACCGCCAATGGTTTCATCACCACAGCCCACTGGACTTGCAATGCAGTAGATGGCGACTACACCGCCTCTATCTATTCCACTTGTTCATGGGCGGCAGGTACACCCACAATACCCTATGCAAGCGTGACCATGCAAGAAGTGCTTGATTGGTGCTGGGCAAGCGGGGTCGATAAATCTGCGACTGAAGCGGCACTCGCCCAACAAATTGCATTGCAGAAGAATCCCGTAACCGCAAGCGGAACTCCGTGGAGCCAAGCATGACCTTAGACCTCGACGTAAACGAAATCAATTTTGTCCTGCAAACCTTGGGCGAGTTGCCTAGCAAGTCAGGGGTGTGGCCTTTAATTGTAAAAATCAAAGAGCAGGCCGAGGCGCAAGTGCCAAAGCCTGAGCCAGCATGACTGAGAAAATGATCAGCGAGACCGAGGCCAAACTATCCGTGCATGAAGCAATTTGTGCCGAGCGTTACGCTGGCATCCAGAAGAGTTTTGCTGATGGCTCTAAACGCATGACTCGCATCGAGTATTTGTTGTACGGTGTTATTGTTTGTGTGTTGTTTGGCCCCGGTGTAGCGGCTGAGTTTGTAAAGAAATTGCTGGGGTTGTGATGTGGAGTTTTTTGATGCATTAGCAAAAGGCTGGCCCATGCTGCTGGCGCTGATTACGCTGATTATTGTGCTGGCAAAGATGGATATCAAGATTGCCGTGTTGGAAGAAAAGGTTAAAAGTCTGTTTGAGATATTCAACCGGAAAGACAAATGAAAGCCAAACTCACCTTCTTTGTCACTTTGATGGTCAGCATGACCTTGTGTATTGTTGTTCTGTCAATGTCTGGTGTCATGTTGCTTGGACTGTTTGACGACAAGGTGGACAACAACAAGATTTTTGAACTTGTTGGCCCTGCATTTCAAACCATTGTCGGCGGCTTCATTGGCTTATTGGCTGGAATTAAACTGTCTCACGACGAGGGCGAAAAGAAATGCTGACCTTACTCTCCACCCTAGTCTCCTTTCTTGCTGGCGGCTTGCCTAAACTGCTGGGTTTTTTCCAAGATCGTGCTGACAAAAAGCATGAAATGGCAATGGCCCAACTCCAGATTGAGCGTGAGCTTGAGCTACGCAAGGCTGGCTTTGAAGCGCAGCAGCGGGTGGAGGAGATCAAAGTAGAAGGTCAGGCCATCGAAGCCGAGGCATCAGAACGAGCCGCACTGTACGCCCACGACATAGCCATTGGGCAGGGAGCCAGCCAGTGGATGATTAACCTGCGTTCCGGTGTGCGCCCAATACTGACCTACGGATTCTTTGCCTTGTTTGCCTTCGTGGAGATCGGCGGCTTTGTTTACGCATGGCAGCGGGACATTGCCTTTGATGTGCTGATTGCAAAACTCTGGGACGCCGACACCCAGATCATCTTTGCCAGCATCATCAGCTTCCATTTTGGCGGCAGAGCGTTCAAAGGTGGCAAGGATTGAAAGTCTTATTCAGTATCGTAGACACTAGCCCAGCGTTTTCCTTTTTCAATAAGGTGAACGGTGGAGGGGCTTACGTTGGCAATGATGGACAAAGAATTGGCAGGGACGCCAAGTCGCAATGCCCTGCGGATGTGTATCACTTGTTTTTGCGTAAGTTTGTGATTTGGCTGTTTTTCACCCCGCAAATCAACAAGGCCCGTTTTCCATTCGTGTTTGGTGTTTTGCGCCAAAGTAACCCACTCCAGATTCTCAGGTCTATTGTCAGTTTTTATACCGTTGATGTGGTTAACAGTAAGCCCCGGTTTGTAACCGGCCACAAAACACATTGCAATAAGACGATGCACAAAAACCTTGGGGCGTTTGCCATTTGTCAAGGTAGCAACAGTAAGATAACCAGCACGGCTCAAGAACGGCGAAAGTTTGACCGATGGGAACTGGCTTGTAAAAGTTTGTTCTTTGCCATTTCTAGTGCGTTTGGTAATCCTGTTTCTGCCTTCATTCCAAATACTGCCGTCAGCATAGACAAACCAAACAGCATTTTTTTCAATAACTTTCATCGGGTTCATGGCTGCTCCTATGGATTGTTGAGTCCATATTGTAGCATGACACTGATAGGGTAGCAAGATGAAGATATCGGCCCGAGGGATACAACTCATCAAGCATTGGGAGGGTGTCCGTTACCGGCCATATATTTGCAGTGCGCGTCTTCACACCGTAGGAGTAGGCCATGTTTTATACCCGGATCAAGGACGTTTACCGTTGGATCAGAGAGACGCTTTCCCGTTGGAACAAAATGATAATCGTACTTTTTCAGCGGGGGAAGTAGATGGAATCCTTAGTGCTGATCTCCAGCGATTTGAAGTTGGGGTCGCCAGACTTTTTCCTGTGGTGCTTACCGCAGGTCAGAACGATGCTCTTGTCAGCTTTGCTTTTAATTTGGGTCTGGGGGGCGTACAACGATCAACCCTCCGTCAAAAGGTTCTTCGGGGCGAGACGCAAGAAGCTGCCGACGAGTTCTTGAAGTTTACGAGGGGCGGGGGTAAAATCCTGCCGGGGTTGGTCAAGCGCCGCAATGACGAACGTGCCCTGTTCCTGTCTTAGGATGAAAAATGCCGTTACAGAAAATTCAACTCAAGCCGGGTGTAAACAGGGAGAACACCAGATACTCCGCTGAAGGCGGCTATTATGAGTCGGATAACGTCCGGTTTCGGCAAGGCACACCCGAAAAGATAGGCGGTTGGTTACGCATCTCTGCCAGCACATTCTTAGGTGTTTGCCGCTCCCTGTGGAACTGGGTCACGCTGAGTTACCAAAACCTCATTGGGGTTGGCACAAACCTCAAGTTCTACATAGCCAACGGCGGTTATTACTACGACATCACGCCCACGCAGACCGTCCACACACTAACCAATCCGTTTGCCACAGTTAGCGGCTCTGCCACAGTCACAGTCACGGACGCCACTGGCGGCTACATCAACAATGGCTATGTGACGTTTACAGGCAGCACGGCGGTAGGTGGCCTGACCATACTGGGAGAGTTTCAGCTAACCTACTCAGCCGGTTCCAGCTACACCATTACGTTTACATCTGCTGCAACATCCACTGCTTCTGGCGGGGGAACGGTCTATGCTGTGTACCAAGTCAACCCCGGCCCAAGCTACGCTGCGCCTTTGTCTGGATGGGGTTCTGGCGCATGGAGTTCTGGGTCTTGGGGAAACAGTGCGGCCTCTGCGGAATCATTAAGGATTTGGAACCAATTTAACTTTGGTGAAGACCTGCTGTATGGCCCAAGGGGTGGGCCTCTGTATTACTGGGATGCCACTATTGGCTACGTAGCACCCACGGTGACCATGACGATTGCCAGCCCCTGCGTTGTTACCACCACACTAAATCTGCCTGATCTGACCCCAATTGTTTTTGAAACCTCTGACGCATTGCCCACAGGTCTGTTAGTAGGCACGATTTACTACACCCGGTATGTATCAGCAACCACGTTTAATCTGTCTCTGACCCCCACAGGGGCGCTCATCATCTCCTCAGTCAGTCAGTCTGGTACACACAAAATATCCCAAAGAGGTGTTTTGTTGTCAATATTGCCAACAGCAAGTAGCGTTCCGCTAAGTCAAATTTTCTTCCTTATCTCTGACGCCAGCCGGTTTGTGATTTGCTTTGGAACCAATGACTATGGTTCTTCTGTGGTAAACCCCATGCTGGTTCGGTGGTCAGACCAAGAAGACCCAACCATGTGGACGCCCTCCATTACCAATCAGTCGGGCAGCATTGGTCTGTCCCACGGCTCCACCATTGTCACTGCCATTCAAAGCAAGCAAGAGATTGTGATCTTTACAGATTCTGCAATGTATTCTCTTCAATACCTTGGCCCTCCCTATGTTTGGGGGTCACAGTTACTCGGCGACAACATTTCTATTGTTGGCCCCAACGCAGTTACTATAGCGGCGGGAACCATCTACTGGATGGGCGTAGACAAGTTCTACAAGTACGATGGGCGGCTACAGACCCTTAACTGTGACCTACTCAGGTATGTTTACAACGACATTGACCGAGTACAGTTTGAGCAGGTTTACGCATCCACCAATGAAGGTTTTAATGAGGTTTGGTGGTTCTACCCTAGTGATGGCTCTACCACCAACGACAGCTATGTGGTCTACAACTACCTAGAAAACATCTGGTACTACGGTTCTATGGCCCGTACCGCATGGCTGGACAGTGGCCTTCAAGACTATCCCGTTGCAGCCACCTACAGCAGCAACCTTGTGAACCACGAACTGGGCGTAGATGACGGAACATTAGCCGCCGCTCTTCCAATTACTGCATTCATCACCTCATCCCAGTTTGACATTGGCGATGGGCACAACTTTGCTTTTGTCTGGAGGATGCTGCCCGACCTGACTTTCAACGGGTCTACTGCTGGGACAACACCCAGCCTGACCATGCAGCTTCTGCCGCTACAGAACTCTGGCTCTGGCTACAACAGCCCCAAGTCAGTCGGCGGAGATAGTAGCAGCGCAGAGGGCGTGGTTACGGCGACCCAGACATACCCCATTGACCTAGACACCTACAACGGGCAGTTGAATATCCGGGTCAGGGCGCGGCAGATGTCCATGAAGATAACATCCACCACCCTTGGCACACAGTGGCAGATGGGCGCTCCTAGAATTGACCTTCGTCCTGATGGCAGACGCTGATGGCACAAAAGAACGTAGTAGCCCCCCGGCTACCCAGCCCCCCACAGGAGTATGACCCTGTTTACATGAACCAACTGTTGAGTCTGTTGCGCCTGTACTTCAACCAACTCGACAACGCAGGGCCAATGGCGGGGTCTACCCAGACCAACGGAACCAATGTAGTATCGGGTTTGAGCTTCTTCCCTACGTCTGGCACATCCCCCAGCTTGCCCACAGACCTTGACTTTGCCAATTTGCGGATCGGAGACGTTTACAGAGATACCCAGAATGGGGTGATGAGCAACAACCAAACGCTTAAAATAAAGACTGCATTATGAGCTTATACCAACTAGCCAACCACATGTCTGCTCAAGGCAGAGGCCCAGACTCGACCCTTGTCCACATGTCCCCCCGTGAGGTAGCAGGTCTGCAAAGTCTGGCTATGGCACATGGAGGAACCCTAACCATTAACCCCCAAACAGGGTTGCCTGAAGCAGGTTTCCTAGATAGTTTGTTACCAACTCTCCTTGGCGGTGCAGCCACATTCTTCTCAGGAGGAGCCATCACCCCCTTTATGGCAGCTTTAGGTGTCGGCGGTCTAACAGCTTTGACCAGCAAAGACTTAGGCAAAGGACTCATGGCAGGTCTGGGTGCTTATGGTGGATCAGGTATTGCCGGAGGGCTGATGAATTTTGGTGAATCCGCAATTGGCGCTGAAGCAGCAACCGCTGCACTGCCCTCTGGGGCCAGTAGCGTAAGTGGAGACTACGATCTACTTCAAGCACAAGCAAGTAACGCAGCGCAAAAGGGAGCTTCTAACTTTGATAGATTATCAAGAGGCGTAACAGAGGGGTTTAAAAACCCAATGGGTGCGTTCAGCGCAATTGGTGGCGGTAGTAAACTCCAAGGCGCTGCGATGCTTGGCGCTCCGTTGTTGTCAGCCCTATCAAGTCAAGACCAAACATCAGTACCAACTTTTGAGCAAATAAAGTTTGACCCCAGATATGCAAATGTAAACATTAACAGACAACAACTTCCGTATCAAAGAGACACAGGCAGTTCTGCTCAACGGGGTTATTTTGGGCCTACTTACGTAACTCAGTATGCTGCCGATGGCGGTTTTGTTTTGGATGATGGCATAGAGCATTTTGGTGCGGGGGGTCGCACCAAAAGAGACCCTATTGAAAACATGCCATACATTAGAAACGGACAAAGTTTAACTCCCGCAGATTTAGTAAATATTGGAAACAGAGGTACTAAAAACTTTACACCTGTAAATCGGACAGAGCGCCTTTTTGAAATTAATAAAAACAATTTACCCCCCGGTAAGTTAAATGTAAACCCCTCTGGTTATGAAAACCCAGCAAGTAGTGCTCAACGAAACAACACGTTTGTAGAAAAACCCATAGTACAACAACCAATTCAGCCTGCACCACAACAACCAATTCAGCCTATAACACAACAACCTATGGAGCCTACTCGGCCTGTAGCGCAACAGCCTATGGAACCGCCTAGGCCACAACCACCTATGGAACCCACTCAACCTACTCAACGCCGAATTGATGAAACTGGGATGGTTCCTAGACAAGTGGTTGAGAACCCGGTGATTGTTCCAAGGCTAGAAGGTGGACGGGACTCCGCTGCAAAAGGTGGGTTGATGGCGCTTGCTGTTGGCGGTGGTATTCCTCTTGATCCTGACTATGACTACTCTGGATATGGCAGAAAGAAAACAGATGATGTAAGACCTGTAACCCCACTGCCAGATGTGCCCAAGCCAGATTTTCTCGCAGCAGATGGGAAAACATATCGTTATGATCCCGTAAAGAAACATTGGTACGTTATCAAAGAAGCTGAAGAAAAAACAAACCCCGGTGTTGACACACTAATGCGTGATAGTGGTGGCCCCGCTGGTGGAGAGAACCCACCTAATACAACACCTAATTGGGGTTTAGCTGCAACGATAGGTCGCACCTTGTCAAACATGGGGCTAACTTCTTTGGGGGGCTATTTATCGCAGCAAGCCCAAAACGGTTTAACAGGGCAAACCATCGAAGGACTGAGCAAGGACCCTGAAACGGGGCTATCACCGGGGGAATTAGCTGGTAGGCCGCAGGGTGGGCAGCAGGGTGGCCCTGCATACAGTGGAGGCACTGCATACGGTGGCGGATCAGGTTTAGGTTCTGGTGGAGCGCAGGGGGCACATAGTGGCGCAGCCGCCAGTATTGATGGCAGCGGCTTTACGGGTGCAGATAGTAATGGTGGATTTAGCCCAGCTACTAGTGGTGAAATGGCTAAAGGCGGCATGATAGGCTATTACGCCCAAGGTGGTCTAGGCTCCCTTGGTGGCTACTCAGACGGTGGCAGGCTCCTGCGTGGCCCCGGTGATGGCGTGTCAGATTCAATCCCTGCCACTGTGGGTGACCGTCAACCTGCTCGACTTGCAGATGGTGAGTTCGTTGTGCCTGCCCGTATTGTGTCAGAACTGGGTAATGGCTCCACCGAAGCTGGCGCACGGGCGCTATATAAAATGATGGATCGTATACAAGCCAACCGCCGTAAGACTACTGGCAAAAACAGTGTGGCTATAAACAGCAAATCACACAAATACCTTCCCGCATAAGGATAAATCATGGCAGACGCAACACAAACCGTTGTAAATCAAATTGGGTATAACCCAGCAATTGCTCCGTACCTGAAGGAGAACATAGGTCAAGCACGAGCGCTGACCTACAACTACAAGATGGGGCCAGACGGGAAGCCCATCATCGGCGCAAATGAGCTGCCCGAGATTGAGAGTTTTAAATCACCAGAAAAGTATGGTGGTCAAGTTCCGGTGATGACCCCTTCTTTTGTTACGGCAAAAGAAATTACAGAGATGGTCACGGGTAAAAGACCAAACCCAAATAACTACACAAATGCGGATGCTGTAGCAGCAAATAAAAACCCAAGCGATCCAAAGTATGCAAAAAAGAATGAAGATGGCACGCCCGTCATGGTTCCAAAACTGGATGAAGCGGGTAAACCGGTAACAGAGTTTAAAGGGTACGAAAGACAAGCTGAGTTTTCAGACTTGCAAAAACAAGCCATGCAGGGTGCTAAGGACATGGTGGGCGGTGACGCCGCAGTTGCTAATAAGAGTGCTCAAGACATTATGAAAACTGCGGCAAATACTGCTGCGGGATCTACGTATGATCCAAGCACATTTGCTAATCAGTACACTGCCCCCGACAAACTAGACTACACCGCAAAAGAAGCATCGGCTAAAGAAGCAGGGCTTGCCTCTTTGCCTACAGCCCAAGCTGCCACCGCAGCCTCAATGGGCAAAGCCCCAACAGGCATAGCGGCAATTGGAACAGCACAACAAGATTTAAACGCCCCGCAGATGACGGCGCAAACCGGGACAGCGGCGACTGGGATTGCGGCCCTTAACAAAGCCACACCTGAGATGAAAGCGCAGGCAGCCAATGCCGCCACACTAAGCGCAGCACCGGAAGCCAAGCAACAACAGTTTGCAGGGCCAAAAGACATAAACGCAGAACGAGTAGGGGAAGAACGCATAAACGCACCCAACTTGCGCGATCTGAGTATGACTGCGGCAAAAGATATTAAAGGTTCAGCAATTGAATCCAGAGACATAAAAGCTGCTAAAGACACTGGTTTGGCAAGTCTTAAAAACTACCAGATGGGGCCAGCAGAACGAGTAGAAACAAAGAGTTTTGCTCAACCCGGTTCAGCAGATGCGTACATGTCGCCCTACATGCAGAGTGTGGTTGGTATTCAGCAACGGGAAGCGCAACGAGCCGCAGATGTGGCCTCAACTGGACGCAAGGGTGAACAGACTCGGGCAGGGGCTTTTGGTGGCTCCAGAGCAGCCATTATGGACGCTGAAGCGGCCCGTAACCTCGCCACTCAACAGGGTGATATCCAAGCACAAGGCTTGCAGGAAGCGTATAAACAAGCACAGCAGCAGTTCAATACGGAACAAGGCCAAGGCTTACAGGCCCAGACCGCCAATCAACAAGCTGGGTTGACCGTAGGCCAACAAAATCTGGCTGCTAATTTAGGAGTTCAACAACTAGGCGAAGGTCAGATTAATCTTCAAACCAAACTAGCCAATTTAAACAATGAACAACAAGCGGCTGTTCAAAACGAATCTAACAGGCTGCAAGCGCAAGGGCTAACAGCAGGCCAAGCCATGCAGGCCGCACTAGCTAACCAAGGTGTTCAGCAACAGGCCAATGTGCAGAATCTCAGTGCGGGGCTGCAAACGCAAGGTCTAGGTGCTCAAACTGGGTTGCAAGCGCAGCAGTCCAATCAGCAGTACAACATGCAGGGAAAGTTGGCTAATCAGCAAACTAATCTTGCCGCCCAACAAGCCAACCAAGGCATGGAGTACAACACCAACGCACAGAACGCACAGTTGCGTCAGCAGACTGAGTTAGCCAATCAAGGGCAAAAAGGCCAATACGGAATGCAGCAAGGGCAGTTTAACCAAGCTGCCAACATGCAGACCTCTGCACAAGCACAAGAAGCGGAGAGGCAAAATCAGGCAATGGCGGGGCAGTACGGCTTGTCTGACACAAGTAATCGGCAGCAAACCAACATGGCAGACGCTGGTTATGCACAGCAAACAGGAATGGCAAATCTTGCAAATCGGCAAGAAGCGCAAAGGCAGAATCAAGCCGCTAACAGTCAATACGGACTTGCCAATCTTGCCAACAGACAGCAAACGGAGATGACCAATGCAGGATATCGCCAGCAAACTGGGATGGCAGACCAAGCCTTGGCAGGCCAATATGGAATGCAGCAAGGCACTATGGATCAGCAGGCCGCTATGCAAACAGCGGCAAATAAGCAACAAGCAGAAATGTATGGCGCACAAGCCAAAAACGAAAGGGCGCAGTACAACACTAGCAACCAACAGCAAGTAGAACTCGCCAACCAAGCAGCAGGAAACAGAGCCAGTGAATTTGGGTTGGGACAAAAACTCACTTCAGCAGGAACAGGCGCACAGTACGGACAAGCAGCCAATCAACTGAACGAACAGTCAGGTCAGTTTGGTGCTAACTATGACTTGCAGGCACAGCAAGCCGCTATGCAAGGTGCTACCGGGCTATCCAATATTGCCGGGCAGGGTTACAACCAAGGTGTGCAAACCAACCAGCTTTTGTCTGGGTATGGAAACATGCAACAGGGCCAAGAACAGCAAAGGCTAAATACACAATACCAAGACTTCTTGAACGAGCAAAACATGCCGTACAAAAACCTTGGTTTTATGATGAACCAAGCCAGTGCAGCGCCCACAGCCAACTTAGGCAGTACCATGTACCAAGCCCCTCCCAGCACACTTAGCCAGATAGGCGGTTTAGGTGCGACTGCGTTAGGAGCGTTTGGTGCATCCGGTGGGTTTAAATCCGCAAACGGCGGCATGGTTGGACGTTATGCTAAAGGTGGTTTGGTAAAATCCCGCCCACAAGGTCTTGTTGCGTTGGCTATCCACAGCATGGCATAAGGAATCAAAATGTTAAGTACTCGAATTGACAATTTGGAAAAAATGCTGTCCCGAATGGGTGTAGAAGGCAGGCAAAAGTATGCTGCGGACAATATGGATGATCCTATTGCGGTATTAACGGCACTATATGTAAACAACGAAGATAAAAAACAAAAATTAAGCAAACAAGGCGCGTCTGAAATAAAAAATCCGGTAGTGCCGCAAGCAATTCAGGCTATGACGCAGCCGCAGATGCCCCAAGGAGGGCCACCACAGGGTATGCCACCGCAGGGTATGCCACCCCAAGGCCCACCCCAAGGCCCACCTCCCCAAGGTATGCCCCCTCAAGGTATGCCCCAACAAGCTATGCCACCGCAAGGCCCACCTCAAGGTATGCCACCGCCACAGGGCCAACCACAGATGGCAGCAGATGGTGGCTACATGGACTCCCGCCTGCCCGAAGATATGGGCATAGGCGCTTTACCCGAACGCAGCTTGTCTAACATGGCTGATGGTGGGATAGTTGGGTTTGCTGATGGTGGAGACGTTCAACAATTTCAATCTGGGGGAACACCCAAGCCCCAACCTATGTATCCCGGCATGATTCGGCAAGAAGGCGAGGGGCTACTTCCAAATACAACCGGCTACGAAAACATGGGCATTTTGGAGTTTATACAGAAATTTGGGGTGGATGCGTACAACAAAATTAAAAACGCTATCCCCGGAGAAACCACAGAAGAGCGAAGAGCGCGTCTAAAACAAGAGGTTTATGATGCAACTCCATCAGGGCAACGCGACAAAGCAATGGCTGTGGTAAATGCACCAGCGCCTATAGATTCAATGAGTTTTCCCCCTCGCGTACTTGGCCCTTATAGCCAAACAGGGGTTTTACCCAATCAGGCTGGCAGTGGTGGTGCGGAAGACCCTAATGGTGCTGGCCCTCCTCGTCCTGCCCCTCCTCGTCCTGCCCCTGCTGCTGGTGCTGGTGCTGGTGCTGGTACTCCCCCTTCTGCCAAGGCTTCCGGGCTACAGACGTTGCTAACGTCACCAGATTTAACACCCGAAGCTATAGCCGCTACACGAAAAAAGTTTACCGATCTGCAACCGCCTGTTGTTGACCCTTTGAAAGCAGACCGCCAAGCCCTTGTGGATGAGAGCAACACAAACGCTGCGGCAGAACTTACGGGTTTTAAAGAAAGAATGGCAAAGCAGGGTGACCCCTACGCTAAACAAGAAGAACGTGCAAACAAACAAGAAGCCAGCATTGCAGAGTCGGCAGAAAGAAGTCCGTATCTAGCTTTAATGGAAGCTGGGTTTGCCATGATGTCTGGAGATTCTCCATATGCAATGGTGAATATTGGCAAGGGTGCTTTGGCCGGAACAAAAACGTACCGAGAAGGTTTAGCGTTACTTGAGAAAGCCAAAGAAAAATTAAATGAAACCCGAGATCGCATTGACGGACTCAGGCTTATTCGTTCCGACCTAAACGATAAAGAAGAAAGAGACATACAACGGGAAACCCGTAGAACCGCGCTAGAAGGCAAAACAATAATGTTTAATGCGCTTGAAAAACTAACAGGCGAAAGCAAGGCGCAAGTAGAAAACAACGTAAAGCTGTTTATGGAATCGGCAGAAAAAGGAAAAGATCGAAGCCTACAAGCAGGCATTGCTGACCTTAACGCTAGAACACAGACTGGGATTGCTGCTGCAAATCGTGCAATGCAGTTAGAAATAGCCAAGCTGCCCGGAGGGCCAGAAAAACTGTATTCTGTATTAGGTGATGGAGATGTTAAAAAAGGGTTTAAATATTGGTCAGAAGCAACTGCGGAAAGCAAAGGAGACGAAGCTATAGCGTTGGCGCTTGCTAAAGACCCGTTACTACTGGAAGGGTTAAAAACTTCAAATCCAGCAGCATATGCGGCGTTTATGGCCCGGATGTCGGGCAATGGGGGTTTTACTGTACGGGGCAGTAGCCCCACAAAATAAATAACAACCATGCGTATATACAACGTAGACGGCCCTGACGGGCGCACCTATTCCATTGAGGGGCCAGACGGGGCTTCTGACGCGCAAGTTATTCGGGCGTTGCAGATGCATTTAGCAAGTATTGCACCGGTAGAAGGCCCCAAACCCGAAACGGGGCTGTTGGCCGATGTTAAATCCAGTGCCAAAAACCTGTTTAATATTGGGCGTACAGGTCTAGGTGCTCTTACGGGGGACACGACTGCCGCTGCAATGGAAGGGGCTAAACGCCAAGAAGAGGCAGCAAAACAATACACACCCGGGTTTCAGCCACAGAAAATCGTAGACAAGTTTAACAGTGGTGAGTACCTTGGCGCTGCTGGTGAAGCCGTCAGTCAAGTGCCGTCTGCCATTGCTGGACTGCTCCCGTCCGTCGGGCAAGAAATGGGGTTGGCTGCGGCAGGCAGGTTAGGCGGTGGAGCACTAGGGGCTTTGGTTCCTTTACCCGGTGCAGCAGCAGTGGGTTCACAAATCGGCCAGTATGCGGTTCCTTTGATTGTCAATGCCATTCAAGCATTGGGAAGCCAAGCACAGGAAAAGGTACAGACCCAGATAGAAGCTGGGGAAAAACCAGATGTCAACGCACTAGAGCTTGCGCCCTATGCAGCAGCCAATGCTGCCGCCAATTTAGTTGGTACGCGCATTGCAATGCCGGGTATTTTTAAGAAGGCCATTGGTCAAAAAGTTGCAGAAGAAACTGGAGATGCTGCCCGTGCAGCGCTCATGGCTGAAGCCACTAAAACTGCTGGTCGCGGCACTATGGCTGCCATTGGCTATGGTACGGGGCGGTTTGCCATTGGTGAGTTACCCACTGAGATTTTCCAAGATGTCATAGACCGGGCCGCTGTTGGCAAGCCCCTTGCAGACGACGAAGCCATCACACAGTACCGCAACACAGCACTAAACATGGCGCTGGCCTCTCCGCTTGGAGGTGGCTTTGCCTTAAAAGAACGCAGCAATGCACGAGATGTAACTGCTCAACAAAAAATAAAAACAGATGCAGAAGCCGCCCTAGCCCAGAAAGCCCAGCAGGACGCTGCCGCTGCCCAACTAGAAATTGATAAACAGAATCCTGAATATGCTAAACAGGCGGAGCAAACATACTTTGCAGCCGAAAAAAATAAAGCTGATCTGCTTGCTCAAATAATCAAGGGCACTAAAGACAAACCCTTGACTGAAGTAGACAAGCAAGCAAACAAAGAAACTGCAGTAAAACTAAAAGAAAATGCGGTAGTACTCACAGAGACAGCTAAAGAATACCGCCGGGTCAAGCCGATCTTAAATGCTGCGGAAACCGATCGGATGCAAGCAGTAGAAACTGCGGCTCAAACTGATGTCGCGCAAGATGCCCAGAAGCAACCATATTTTGAATCTCCGCAAGCAACTCTGCCCGGGATGGACGCCGTAGAACAACCTCCAGCACCCGCGCCCAATGTAGACAACCAAGCACTAATTACAGACTTTGCAACAAAGCAACAAGAAGTCAGACGGCTTTTGGAGTACAACCAGACCGCTGCATCGGATGCGGCTAGTGATGCGGACACGGCAGCAATCAAACAACTTAGCGGTGAGCGCAAGAAACTACAGACCGAGTTGGATTACGTCACCAACAAACTAGCGGATTTAGGCGGCGTTCAGTCCCCGGAGAATATTGCTGCACAAACACAGCAGAAGCTAGATACAGCTAAGAAAAAACTTAAAGCGATGGCTGGGGAAGGGTTTGACCCGGTTAAGGCAGACCGGCTTGTTGCACAGATTGACGCGCTTGAAGAAGAAATCAAATCGTACGGGGTTCCTAAAAACACACCGATTGTTCAGCGCTCTCTTACAGAACCCGGTTACATAGAGGGCTTGCGTGCAGAGCAGCGGTCAATAGATAAAGACGAAGCAGACGCTGCTACGAATCTTTTAGCAAGTCAAAAACCAACAGTCTCCAAAGACCCGCTGGCATTGCTTCGGCAGTCCAATGAAGACCTTGCCAATGCAAACATTGCTACTACTGCGGCTGAACGAGAGGCGCAGAAACCGTTTCGTTCTGCGGAACGGGGAACTTTGGCGGAAGCCAGTATTCTACGAGCAAGCAACGTGGGGGTGTCTCAAGAAGCCTTGCCCGAAACAGAACCAGAAATTACAGAAGACACCACATCCATAGACCGGCTTATTGCAACATTGCCCCAAGCCGCTACCGTAACTCCCGGACAGATACAACAGGGATTGGGGGTTTCCCCCCAACGCACGCTCAACGATCTGCAAGCTAAATTTAAAATAGCACAACTTACAGGAAATAAAGAAGCCCAAGCAACGCTAATAGCTGACCTACAAGACGCTCGTAAACAAGACACGGCAGCGCGGGGGGCACTTACCACGGGATTGCAGTCTGCATTAGGGTTTGGCACGTTAGCGGAAGGGCGTGCTGCGGAAGCAAATGCGGACATGCAAGCCGACAAGCAGAACAACGTGCTGGTAAACACGGTCAAGCTTTTAAACACCTTGCGGTTTAATCAAATTCCGGGCACGTTAACTTTAGACCCTGCAAAAGGAATCAAAACACAATTTGACAAAGCCAAAGAAACCTATGCGGCAGCGCATGCGGCAGAAATAAACGACAGACGCAAAGCGTTTGGTATTCCAGAAATGGCAACATGGGAAGCCGCAGACGCCCGTGCGCGGGTCATGGAGGGTTTCAACGAACTGCAAAATCGTTGGAATGTGTTTGAGTCTCGGCAGGCGGCAGCACTTGCTATTCAAGAGCAGATGCGGAACAACGTAACGAACAATCTGCAAAAAGCCGCTGCTCGTTTGCTTTCAAAACAAACCTCAGAGTTACAGGAAAAAACAATTGCACCCACAGGCGGGAAACGAATTGCTGCTCCAGCTACGTTGGAATTAAAAGGCACGCCGTATCGGGCAAGCAATGAGAAACAAGATGCGCTCAATCTGATTGAGGCAGTACTCAGCACAGTCAAAACCAGAACTCGTGCAGTACCTACAATCGAGAAGGTAGCCCCGGAAAGAGTAGGCAGTCTGCAAGACATCGCCCAATTGTTTGCCGCAGAAAAGGGCAAGGGGGTGTCGGCACGCACCGACCCTGCAACACAAGCGCTGCTAGAGCAACTGGCTGAGGCACTGCCCAAAATAAGTGATCCAGACATAATTACTCTGGCACGGCAGCAAGCGCAACAGGTCTTGGAAGGCAACTTGCCCAACCCCAATGCAGTTTTGGAATTGCAAGCCGCAATAAAGTTTCAGGAAAGAGAAGGCGCTAGTGGCACGCAGCCCGGAGCCACGCTGGCAGACTTGCAACGCACCAGTGCACAGCCCCAACTAGAACTGTTTGAAGAACCTGCTTTTGGCCGGGAATTTTCTGGTTTTTTACAAAACATGGGGTTGGATGAAGCTGAATATAAAAAGTTACCTACCACAAGTAAGAGCCAAATTAAAGATATGTTTACTGCGTCTGGCACACGCACAACTCCTTTTCAAACGGTACGCAGCATACCAGAAACTTTTCAAGAGTTACTAGATTCAAAAAAAGTTGCAGCACTTAAAGACAAAATTAAAAAGACAAATGGCGCACTAAAAAAACAAACGCAAGATGTGCAGAACGCATTGAGCACGGCAATAACAAAACACAATCGCGCTTTACAAAAAGCAAAAGCCGCTAAACAAACAATTGCTTTAGTTGTCGATGAGCCTGTGTGGTTTGCTCCAGCAGTGCGAGAAGTAGCTGCTTTGGAGGCGGCTTTGCAAAGCGTTCCAATGGAACTGACTGAGTTGCGTTCCTTGCGGGAGGGTGTCTTAGTGCTGCGCGGCGACCCCGCAGCCAAACAAATTTTTGTACAGCTTTTGCAAGAAATGGGATTAGAAAACACCACGAACAACGTAGGAATATCGGTGAACGAAAGGGCTTCTATGCGAGCCGCGCTGAATCAACTGCACTCCCTCGATCCGTTTGGTAAAGAGATTGCAGAAACAGAACGGTACATTGCAAACGCTCAAAAGATGGTGGTAAAAACGCGTGCTAAATTTAACGACTTGCTGCTCATAGAGAACGCATCCGTAGGAACCCTGACAAAGATAGCCAGACAAGAAGCACGCGCAGCAACCAGAGAAGCAGAAAAAGCAAAAGCAGATTTAGAAAAGGCCCGTCAAAAAGTTGCAGATGTTGCCGCAGAAACTAAAAAAGACACTACTCAGGCAGACAAGGATGCGTATGCTGCAAGCATCCAAGCTGGACGAGAGGGGCTCAATCTTCCCGGCGTGCGTGTTACGGAAGATGCGTCGGCGTTGCGAGACAAAATAAACGGTTTACGTAGCAAAGTAGGTTCTGCTTTAGCCAACTTAGATAAAGAAAAAAACCCTGTTAAAAAAATAGAGTTGCAGAAAAAATTAGACGCTGCTCAAGCAGAGTTGGCTGGCGTGTACACGCAAACGCCCCGGCTTGTTACAGAAATTAAAACCGCAGAAGAAATTGCTTTTGACAAGGCATTTGAAGACGCAGAAACAAGAGCCGAACGCGCACAAACCGCAGAGGGGGAAATTGCACCAAGACTTCCTGCTACGCAAAAAGGAGCTGTGGCCTACGGCAAAAACAATCAAGTTACGCAAACCGGAGCCTCATCTGCAACGGCTCAAATGGGTTCGACGGGGGTTGCTTCTATTGAGGCGCTGATTGATAAAAGAGCCGAACTTGCTAGAGTTCAAGAGCAGCAAACTTTTTTGCGCGAAAACAACAAAGACAAGGTTAAGGGGCGTCTTACTGCAACAATAAAAGGGCTTAATGCAAAAGAAACCAGTCTGAAAAAAGAAATAACTGAAATTAACCGCACCCTAGCGGCGGTCAAAAAAGAAAAAGGCGATACCGCAAGCGAGCTTGGACGTTACCAAGGAGCCGGTTCTTTGCCAAAAGAGGGAAGTTTTTCGCGTGGGGTCGAAGGGTACAGCCGTGACCTGTCTCCTACGCAGATTGATCTGGTTGCCAACAATGAGCTTGAGGGGGCGCTGACAGATATTGCCAACGACAAGGGGTCGGATGCCCTTAACAAAGCTGTTGCACGGCGGCTGTCGTTGTTGTTGGACGACACAAGTTCTACTGTGCAAG